CTCGTTGAAGTAAAGTTTATCGAAGTAGATGAGCCAACAAAAGAAGAACTAATTGCACAAAAAGAAGCGCAACTACTCGCAATGTATGATGAGTTGAACGCTCTTAAAAACCAGTAATGAAAACAAAATTATGGAGTATATTGTACCTAGTGTTGAGATGAGAATAACGAGTGAAGAGGACGGCGTAAGCGCCATATCTTTAGTAGCCTCACCTGCCATAGAAAGTGATTTTTTATACCTATCAGAACATCAGATAGAAATGAAAATTATTGACGAGGACAAAAGGATAGTAGTGGGTGCTGTGTTAATACCAGAAAAAAAGATTTATAGAGATGTAAACGGCAAAAAGTTTAATATGTTTTTTAAGGCCGATACTATAGAAAAATTGGCTGAGAAATACATGGAGAACCATAACATCTCATCGACTACATTAGAACACGATGAAAAAATTTCCGGAGTATTTACCAAAGAAATTTGGATTGTAGAGGACCCTAAAAATGATAAGCAAGTTTTATTCGGATTGAATCACCCAAAAGGTACTTGGATTGAAGTAAAAAAAATCACAAACGATGAGGTCTGGAAGGGTGTAAAAGATGGCACTTATAAAGGTTATTCAATCGAGGCTGGTTTGAAACAATACGAGGATTATGTTTCATTGTCAAAAATGGAAAGCGAAGATGAGAAATTATTGAGAGAGATAGGTGAGATAATCGAAATCGCAACAAAGAACTAAAACAAAGTTATATAAATATAAAAATCATAAAGTATGAAAATAGAAGCAAAAAACACGCTAAACAAAATCCGAGTTCTTTTGAACAAAGATATGAAATTAGCGCAAATGAAGTTAGAAGATGGTGTAACCATTTTAGAGGCTGAGGAATTTATGCCAGAATTCAGTATTGGTATTGTAGCTGAAGATGGTATTGTGGCTCTTGAGGTTGGTGTATATACACTAGAAGATGGGCAAGTATTAACTGTTGAGGAAACAGGAATTATTGCATCAATCGAAGAGGTTGCTGTCGAAGAGGAAGCAGTTACAGAAGAGGTTGCTGTTCCAGAAGAGACACTCGCTGCTGAAATTGAAACTAGCAAACCTGTTAAAAAAACAGTTGAATCGGTTACAAAAGAAACTTTCTTTTCAAAACAAGATGCTGAAGAATTAGTATCTAAATTAGAGGCACTTGAATTATCAGTTGAAAGTAAAAACAGCGAAATCGAAACATTGAAAAATGATTTAGAACTAGCATTGACACCTAAAAAAACAGCATTCAATCCAGAGAAAAAAGAAATTAATCTGTCTGGAAATGAATCATTAATTGAATATTTGAATAAAAACGTAAAATAAAATAAAAATGGCAACAACAACAAACGTAACAAGTAACTATGCCGGAGGCGTAGCTGGTCAAATCATCGGAAAGGCTTTTAAAGAAGCTGATACTTTGGCAAAAAATTTAGTAACGGTAAATCCTAATATTGATTTTAAGGTTTCTCTAAGAAAAATCCAATACACAGACGGTCGAGTAGATTACGCTTGTGGATTCACACCAAGCGGTGCTGTAACATTAGTAGAGCGTACCTTAGAGCCTAAGAAAATCAAAAACGAACAAGAGCTTTGTAAAGAGGATTTTCGTCAAGTTTGGGATTCAGCTAGTATGGGGTTTTCAGCACACAATGACAATATGCCAAAGGACGAGCAGACAGCATTGTTAAATGAGATTTTGCAAGATACAGCGGCGGCAACTGATTCTGATATTTGGAATGGCGACGCTACAAACAGCGGAGAATTTGACGGTTTCACTACACTTTTTGCTGCAGATGCTTCTGTTATTAAAGCAAACAATGGTATCGTGCCAATCGGTGTAGCTATCACGAAAACTAATGTAATTTCTGAATTTGAGAAAGTAATGGGAGCGGTTCCTGTATCTTTGCGTAGAAAAAAAGACCTAGTTTTTGCTATCTCTCCAGATGTTGCTTTAGCTTACGAACAAGCTTTAATCTCAGCAGGTATTTCTAACGGATTCGGCGGTGCAGATATGCCTCTTCAATACGGTTCTAGAACAATGGAAGTGATTAACGGATTAGCTGATAATAGCATCGTTGTTTATGAAAAGAAAAATCTAGTATTCGGTACAGGTTTACTTTCTGACCACAATGATATCCGTATCAAAGACATGGACGAAAGTGATTTATCTGGAATGATTCGCTACAAAATGGTTTACACAGCGGGTGTTCAGTATATCAATTCTGAGGACGTAGTTTGGTATTTGTCTACGACTACACCAGCGTAATTAATTAATTTAATAACAATAAAAAAAGGGTGGGTATATACACCTACCCTTTTTTAATATAAAACAAAAATAACATGAGTTGTGATTTAATAACGAGCGGAAGAGCTAGCGTTTGTAAAGACGGAGTAGGTGGTTTGAAAACTATCTATTTTGTAAATAGTTCAGAGCTTCCAGAAACGGCTGTTACCTACGATGTAACAAATACAGATATGATTACTTCTGTAACAGGTTCGCCAAATGCTTACAAATATGAATTAAACAAAGATACAGCCAATTCAGTAGAGGCTGCTATCACATCAAGCGATGAAAATGGAACAACTTTTTTCGATATTGCTTGTAGTTTTGCTTTCCCAAAAATCAATGTTACTACATTGAAACAAGTTAAATTGTTGGCTTATTCAAGCGTTAAAATTATCGTACAAGATAATAACAACAATTTCTTTTTGGTAGGTCTAGAGAGAGGTGCTACTACGACAGGAGGCACTATCGTTTCGGGAGCGGCATTAGGTGATATGTCAGGATTCACCTTGACAATGAACGCTAAAGAGAGAGCGCCATTCAATATGATTGATGTAGTATCTGAGGCTGAATTAACAACGGCAGGTTTTACGATTGTAGCTGCGTAAGTTAATCAAAAACCAGAATAAAACCTCTTGCACTTATTTGTGAGGGGTTTTTTTATGCAACAAAAAAAAAGTTAATTGTTATATATATATGAATAAAAAAATATATTAAAAATGATTATCTTAAAATCTCAGGCTTCTGCTCAAGATGTTTTTTTCATCTCACGAAATGACGATTTTGATAAAATTTCCATAACGAGCGAATCAGAATTAACAACTCAGGACTTTATCGTTTCTCCTGTGTTTATTGATTACTATGGCAGCGCTTCAATTTCCCCTATTTTAAAAGAAGGATTCAGTTATATTATGAAGGTCTACAATGGTGATAAAGTTGTATACTATGATACTATATACTGTACCAATCAAAGCGTTCTAGATTATGATTTTAACGATGGGCAATATATAGAACAATTAAATCCAGAAAATAACGATTTTATAGTAATAGAATAAAACAACTATGGCAAAATCACACCAGCACTTTATTAATTTATCACAATTTACTCAACCTGTAGTAGAAGAATCACCGTCTAGAGATTGGGTAAATGTAGAGGTGAACACCTATAAAGGTGTTCAAAGATACTACGACTATTTAATAGACCGATATAGAAACTCGCCTACTAATATGGCTGTTCTAAATAATATCATTAAGCTAGTTTATGGTGACGGCCTTACAGCTAGGGACGCATCTATAAAGTCAAACGATTACGCAAGGCTAAAGAGCTTACTATCTAAGCAGGATTTAAAGAGAGTTATTTCGGATTACTGTATTTTAGGGACTGGAGCGGTTGAGATAATAAAGAACAAAAAAGGCATTGCTTCAGTTTCTCATATTCCTAGAAATTTAATAGAGCCGGAAAAATGTAACGAAGAAGGAATAGTAGAGGCCTATTACTACTCCAATGATTGGGACGACATACGTAGTTTTCCGCCTCAAAGAATAGATGCGTTCGGTAATGGTAAAGATAAAGAGATTTTTGTTTTCGGGTCTTATTCAATAGGCAGAAAATACATATATCAAGTAGATTACGAGGCGGCTTTAGACTATGCCTATTTAGAGGAAAAAATAGCTGAGTATTTGAATATGGACGTTGAGACCGGCTTTAGTGGGGTCAAGGTGGTGAATTTCAACAATGGAGAAATTGACGAACAGGCTCAAAAAGAGATAATTAGAAACACCACAGCAAAATTAACAGGAACCAAAGGAATAAAGACTATTTTCTCTTTTAATCAATCAGAAGAGAACAAAACAACTATAGACGACATTTCTTTAGATAATGCCGCTGAACATTATTCATATCTTGCAAAAGAGGCTCAAAATAAGATTCTAGCAGCTCATAATGTGGTCAGTCATATGCTAGTAGGTATATCGGACGGCTCCCAAGGATTCAGCTCTAATGCCGATGAAATAAAAATAGCCTCTGAATACTTTTACTCTACAACAATTAACCATAAACAGGAGGTAATTTTAGACGCTATCAGCGATATATTCGCCTCTGATGGTATTATTTTAGATTTAAAATTTAGAAAAAAACAAGTATTTAAAGAGGATAAGCCTGAAGCGGTTAAAATGTCATCACATGATGAGTTAATTAGCTCAGAATTAATAAAAAATTCTTCTGAACTATCTGATGAATGGGTGTTAATACATTCTAGTCCGGTAGATTATAGCACAGAAGAGGCTCTAGATATTGAATTAGAAAAATTAAACAAGCCTAAATTATCAGTTTTTGCTAAATTGGCAAAGATAATCAATACAGGCTCAGCTTTCCCAAACGCTCAAAGCGCTCAAGATGGGGTTTTATTCAAATCTAGATATAGATATACAGGCGAAATAAAAGAGAATACAAGAGAATTTTGCAATAAAATGATTTCAGCGAATAAGATATACCGAAAAGAGGATATTTTAGCAATGGAAAATAAAATTGTAAATCAAGGTTGGGGGCCAAGAGGTGCGGATTCCTATAGTATTTGGTTATATAAGGGCGGTGGAGCCTGTGGCCATGTATGGACTAGAGAAACATGGGCTAAAAAGTCTGATATAAATAATCCATTAGCTCCAAAATTCACACCCGCTCAAGCTAGAAAAGCAGGCGAAATTCTGCCTACTGTAGATAATCAAAAAGTATACACAAAACCTAGAGATATGCCAAATCAGGGATTTCTACCAAAGGAAAATAAATAAATAGAGAAAAATGGCAGATGTATTATTCATAAAACCAGAGGACGTTAAGAGATTTACAGCCTTAAATGGAAATGTAGACGAATCAAAGTATATTCCTTTTGTGAAAATCGCACAGGATATTCATGTACTCAACTATCTAGGCGAAAGTCTTTTTGATAAGTTAAAAGCAGATATTACAGCGAACACTTTGAGCGGTAAATACTACGAGCTTGTTAATGACTACTTAAAGTATATGCTTTTGCATTGGTCAATGGTTGAATATATGCCATTTTCAGGAATAACAATAAGCAATAAAGGCCTATTTCGCCATACTTCTGAAAATTCAGAATCAGTTAGTAAGAGTGAAATGGAATATATTTTACTCAAGGAAAAAAGTATAGCAGAAGGCTATACTAATAAAATGATTTCTTTTATTAACAAAAATATAAATGACTTACCCGAATATAAAGATAATTCAGCCTATGAGAGAAAGGCCCACAGAACAGTTAATTATGGAGGCTGGTATTTATAAAAAGGTGCAAAGGGAAAACATTAAAAAACTAAAAATATATTTAGCTAAAAAAGCAAAATGAAAGCATTTTACGACATAATAACAAAGCTCAAAGATAATATACTACAGGATAAATTTTGCAACACAGTTACAACAGGCGACATTCTAGCTGTAGACTTATCAAAAAAGACTATATTTCCTTTATCTCATATAATAGTCAATTCAGCATCTTTAAGCACTAATACTTGGACGTTTTCCGTATCTGTTCTATCTATGGACATAGTAGATATTAATAAAGAAACCTACTCTGATATTTTTGTAGGCAATGATAATGAGCAGGACGTGCTTAATACACAGCTAGCCGTTCAAAATAGGTTCTTAGACGTTCTAAAAAAAAATAGTAATGACGTTATATACGAAATAGGTGATAGTAACCATGAGCCGTTTCAAGAGCGATTTGAAAATTCTTTATCTGGCTGGACATGTACATTTGATGTCACCATTCCGAACACAATGATAAACTGTTAATTGTCATACGGAATGAAATATAGTTTTTTATACATAGTCAAATCTTCATTTTTGGTATATTTTTACTCTTTATTGATGTTTTATGCACCTGCAAAATTCGCAATTTTAACGGTAGTCATGTTAGCTTTAATAGATACCAGATTCGGAATAAAATTAGCTAAATTTCAGAAAAAAGAAATCACATCTAATCGAGCATCTGACTTGTTCGCAAAGTTAATAGGCTATTTTATTTTTATTACATTCGGCTTATTTTTAAATGCTGAATTTAATATGCCTTATATCGTTTGGATTAGCGCATTTGTGCCTATCTACTTAGAGATATTTAGCATTGACGAAAACCAGAGAAAACTAGGAAAAACAGGAGTAATTAAACAATTTGAAAACGCTTATAAATTTGCGAAAAATATAAAAAATAAAAGAGATAACCTGAGATAGTAAAGCTATGATTTTAAAAGTATCGTTTTTATTCGTTCTAAGCACGTTAATTTTATCTTCGTGCGCTAATCCTTCAAAGATACACCAAAGGTCGGTAAATCGAGGATATGAGCATACAGAGAAAGTTGTAACCGTTAAAGTAACCGACACGATAAAGGTAAACGGTAAAGATTCGGTAATTTTCAGAGATGTTCAAGCGTTATGTCCTGAATACGAAGCACAGCCTAAAAGGTATGAGGTGCGATATGCTTACAAAATAAAGCGCGATACTTTGAGAATGATTAAATATCAGACCAAATGGAAGGTAAAGGAGAATGTAAAGATTCAGCGTATCAAAGATAAAGTATCTTTTTGGCAGAAACTACGCTACCTATTAATAGGTTTAATAGTTGGGTGGGTTGCTCGTATAATATACAAAGCCGTTTATTAAGTTTTAAATGGTACGCTATGCTTGTTAAGATTAAGCGGTCTATTTTCGCAATCGTGGCCGCCTCTATCTTCGCAAACTTCGCACCTGCAAAGGTCGTTAAAGTGGTCGGATTTTTCTCTAAGCTCAAGCGCCCCAAGCTCGAAGCCGTCACAGCCAAGGCCGAGAATATGCACAGATTCGCCATCTATGCCTATAATCTCTATACCGCCTTCAAAGATAAACGAGTTACTCGTTTTTATAGGGGCTGGCTGGTTATCTATAAAATCAGATACTAGCTTTAGAATTAATGGATTGTTCATTTTTTTAAGTTTTTTTTTTACAAATATAATAAAATAAACTAAATATTAATAAATTAAATATAATTAAATATGACAAACGTAAAAAACTACACAGATGCCGATTTGATAAATTCGGCTCGAAACACTAATGGATTTAAAGATATACCAAAAGGTTATTGGATTATTTTTGTACGCTCAAACGAGGACGAACCGAACAGATACGACGATAAAATTTACCTAATGAACGGCACAAAATGTCGAGCCGTCACTTCATGTACAACAAACAGCGGAACCTATGGCCTTTTAAACTTTAAAAAATGGAATAGCAAAGGGACGGCTGTAATTAAATTCGATGAATGGTATTATAGTACCTATCAGTATGGGCTGCATAGAGGACGCATGGAGGCCCTTAGACAAGTGAAGCCTATGAAGTACTATAGAGACGGAAATAAAGACCTTAAAAGCGATGAAAAGGGCAAGGTTTACGAAGAGATAGCATATACTAATATCCACTTTAATAGTTACACTAATAAGAGTAAGCTATTAACTTGGATAATTGGCGGCTGGTCAGTTGGTTGTATGGTTATGAATGATGCTTTTTTTTATTGGAACATTCTTATTCCAGCTTTTAAGGGAAAAAAAGATTTAATTAGTGTATGTTGTTTGAAAGAAAATTAGTATATTAGATTGATTATTTCATTTTTTTGAAAATTGTTTGTTTTTTAGTTTAAAAGGAGGGCGTTGTTTCCCTCCTTTTTTTTATGCTTAATAGTTAAATTCCTACAAAAAACTCGTTTTTTTTTAATGTAACAGTGTCACATAAAATGTTACATAGTGTTACAGTCCCTAGACCAATGGTAGCAAGGAAAGAGATAGAAATGTAACGTAACATTTTTAAAAAAGGAATTAACAGAAAAAAAATAAAAAAAAAATAAAAAAAAATAAAAAAATACAAAATGTAACAATGTTACATTGGTTTTCGCCTCTTTCCTTGCTATCACTAAGCTAAGACCACATGGCTATGTAACATTTTATGTGACATTTATGTAACATTTTTACGCAAATGTTACACTTTGTTACACTTTTTTGCTGTTTTTAAAATTAAAAAATGATTAAAAATGATTAATTTTAATAAAAAAGCTATCTAATTAAAAATAATTACTATATTTGTATCAGATAAGGAGTTAAATATTAAATTAAAAATAAGAAAAAATGAAACAAAGAATTAAAATTAAAGAATCAAATCGTCAAGAAACTCACACCACAAAAACAGTTTTTTTGTCAGTTGAGAATTATCTAGGTAATTTTAAAGATATTGTAAAAATTCATTCACAGAAAAAAGAAGGTAGCGAAATGATTATAGATGGTATTTCTAACCTTTTAATCAATGCGGATAAAAAAGATGAATTGTTAAATAAGCTTTTTATTATGATAAATGATTCTAATTCAAAAAAAATGATTAACTTAGTAAAAAAAATAGAGAATTTATGAAATATTATATATTTAAAAATGGTAGTTGGTTAAAGACTAATAGATTAATTTATGATATTTTTATAGGTGAAAAGAAAATCGGCAAAAGATTAAGCCGTACAAAAAGATACGATTGCCCAAAAATGATGAGATTATTTACCAGAATATTAGTTAGAAAACAAAAAGGTATTAATTTAGAAAATGATTAATTATGAAAAGCGAAAAATTAATTGAAGTCCATATTACATATTATGAAAAGGAGCATGATTTATATTCAAAAGGTTTAAATATGATAGGTAAATCATTCTCAGATATTGCATGGAGGTTTGAACAAGAATATAAAGGTATTATTATTATAAATATTGTTAAAAAATGAATGGTTCTGATATTTTATTATGTAATATTACAGTTGAGATAAAAGAAAGACATCAAAAAATAAATAAGACTTTTAATAATGTTTCTTTTATTGACCAAGGGCTGAGTTTATACAAAGGTAATAAAATAGTAAAAATAGAAAAAATAGGATTTTTAGGTAAAGCATCTAGAAAATAAATAAATATAAACAAACAAAAAAGTAAAGTTATGAGTGATTACAATGTAAAAGGCACGATTTTAAAATTTAAAGAAGTGCAAACAGGGGAAAGTAAAACAGGTTCGCAATGGTCAAAACAAGAGTTTCTAATAGACACAAAAACGGAGTACGACAACATTATCTGTTTTGAGGTTTTTGGCGAAGAGAGAGTTTCTAATTTAACAAAATTTTCGGCCGTTGGTGATGAGGTTAATGTCAATTTTAATATTAAAGTAAACGAATGGAATGGCAAACATTTCACATCTTTATCTTCATGGAGAATTGAAAAAATTGAAAGCAAAAACACCATTACAGAAAATGTGGAGGTAGTAGCTGAATCAAATGATTTGCCTTTTTAAAAAAAAACGATTTTAATTATATTTTTTGAAAAAAAATAGTTTACATTGATTTGGATTTTAAACAGATGGAATAAAAAAAACTGGCGTTATCAATACACAATAATCTGGTCTTGCCAACCTATATTTTTTATATAGCTTTGTAAATTATTTAAAAAAAAAAGCCCTTGGTTTATTGCCGAGGGCTAATTAAAAAAAATAAGATGAAAAAACAAGATAAAAGAGTAAAAAAAGAAGCTCACGAAAGAAGCGCTGAATCAATTACTAGTCGAAGATATAGGCTGAGAGAAGATGAGGTGGAGATGGTGGAAAAATACAGACGGATTCAAGATGAAGCTAGAGCTGCGGGTGTTAATCCGGATAGCGTAAAAGCAGGCTGGGTAAAATCAAAAGAGGCTAGCTTATATTTTAAAAATCCTAACTATAAAACACCCGAAGATATAGGCGTGGAGAATATGACATCAGAGTTAATTGATGAAATAAAAAGATTTGCACCTAGATACCCAACAATCAAAAGAAATAAATCAAAAGATAATCATTTGTTAATCATTGACCCTGCAGATATTCATATAGGCAAACTATGCACAGCTTACGAAACGGGCGAAGATTACAACGAGAATATAGCTGTTAAAAGAGTTCTAGATGGGGTTAAAGGGCTACTAGACAAGTCAAACGGATTCAATATAGATAAAATTTTGTTCGTAGCAGGGAATGATATATTGCACACCGACACACCCAACAAAACTACAAAAGGAACACAACTAGAACAGGACGGAACATGGTACAATAATTTTTTGACAGCTAAAAAACTGTATGTAGATATTATCGAGATGTTATTACAGGTGGCTGATGTCGAAATGGTGTTTAATCCATCAAATCATGATTACCAGAGCGGGTTTTTCCTAGCTCAGACAATCGAAGCCCATTTTAATAACTGTAAAAATGTAACTTTTGACGTTTCCATTGCTCATAGAAAATATAGCATCTATGGAAACTCATTAATCATGACAACTCACGGAGACGGGGCCAAGCAAATTGACCTTGGTGCTTTAATGAGCGTAGAGGCAAAAGAACATTGGGCTAGCTCTGAATACAGATACGCATATACTCACCACGTGCATCATAAAAGTTCAAAGGACTATATCAATATATCAGTAGAAACTTTGCGCTCACCTTCGCCAGCGGATAGTTGGCACTGTACAAAAGGCTATATATCAATGGAGGCTGTGGAGGCGTTTATTCATTCAAAAGAACATGGTCAAGTTGCTAGAATAACGCACGTCTATTAATAAAATCAATCAATATAATAAAGACCTACTGTAAAAAAGTAGGTTTTTTTTAAATAAAAAAATATTTCATATCTAAATTATCGCTATCTTTGGCAAAACACAAACAAAAAAACAATATTAAAAAATGGAGAATTTAAAGTTAGTAAAATACCTAGACAATTTCAGTATAATAACTGTAGCCGAAAATAAAATCCCAAATTTTCCTTGGAAAAAACAGCAAAGCGAAAAATTATTAAAAGATGATTTCTTAAAAAATTGGAATTATCAGGGTGGAATTAAAAGAAAAGACGGTACAGAAATTCCCGCGACAACTAACTTTGGAATAGTCACAGGCTTTGAAGATTTGGAAGTGATTGATATTGATTTAAAAGTTTTATCTACAGCAAAAGAACAGCGTGATTTTTGGGCTGAGCTTATGTCTTTATTAAAGGACAATATTTTAGATTTTGATGAAAAATTTGCGATTTACAAAACAAAAAACAGCGGTTATCATATTCTGTATAAATCTAAAAGAGTAGAGGGTAATCTAAAACTAGCAGCTCTAAAAGGACACAAAGAGGCAATTATAGAGACTAGAGGGCGGGGCGGATACGTATTTTCTTATCCTGAAAATAGAGTTTCAGAAAAATCATACTTTGATATAGAGTATATATCAGACCAAGATAGGGAGGTAGTTATTTCTACGTGCAAAATGTACAATTATATTGAGCCAATTAAAGAGGTCGTAAAGATTACAAAGGAAATGAAATCTATTATTTCAGATGGTGTAAAACCGTGGGAGGATTTCGATAATAGCACATCAGTATGGGACGTAGTTAGTGATGAGTTCCAAATCATAACAAATCAGCCCAATAAAATCATTTTAAAGCGACATGGAGCCACTTCTGCTCATAGTGGGTACATATATACAGATGATAATTTAATGTTCTTACACACTACAGGAACAATTTACCCACATCAGAAACAAATAACACCCTCAGCGGCTTACGCCTACAAATATCACAACGGTAATTTTTCAGAAAGTGCAAAGGATTTGTACAGTCAAGGATTTGGTGAGCGTGTGGTAATATCTGAGAATGAGCCGGAAGCTATAGAGAAAATAGATATAAAATCAGAGGATTTAATTTTTCCAATAGAGGTTTTTCCTACTCCTATTCAAACATATATAACTGAGTGCAATGAAACACTAAACAGCTCAGTCGATTATTTAGGCTGTTCTTTACTTTGGCTCATTTCTTTATGTGTGGGCAATAGCATGAAGATTGAGGTGAAAAAAGGCTGGAATGAAATCGGTACGCTATGGCTGGCGGTTGTAGGTCAGGCAGGAATTGGTAAAACT